ACATAAATGGGTTCAAAACTACGAAGGAATAACTACGTCCTCATCTGAAAATATAACTTTGGTACAGGACACGGGAAATCGAGAGGCTGCTTTTGATATTACAGCAAGAGATGTTGACGGAAATATTGCAACGCAATTTTTAGAGGAATTGGATGATTTAATTCAAGAGTTTCTCCAAATAAGAGAGGATCTTTCCAATTATTCAATTTCTATTGACGAAGTTAGTCTAGGCGATACCTGCACAAATACGAACTGTCCTCTTCCAATAATTACTTTTACTGGAGATCCAATGCAACAAACCATAAATTTTGTATTACCTAAAGGTCCGCAGGGCTCAATAGGTCCTACAGGACCCATTGGCCCTACTGGTAAAATCGGTCCTCCTGGGCCTCTTGGTGCCCCTGGACCTGCAGGGTATGTACAGATTGTATAATTTATAGTTTAGGAACAAATGGTGATATCCCCTGCTGTTGTTGCTGAATCTGCGCAGTTCGCTCCTGTTGTAATACATCTACCGTGATCGATTTTGCTACTTTGTCGGGTTGATATGTATCTGGTGGTGTAGAAATCGAAATAACTTCTATATCAGCGGGTACATAATTATACATTTCTCTACGCCCACCCTTTCCTTTAGCACTAAGCTCATCGGCACTCATATTATAATAAGTGTAGGGTTCTGAAACGATATTCATTCCTTGATTCGAAGACATGAGAGATACTCCCATGGGTTCACCTTGGAATTGTGTGGATGTTTGGGTTTGATGCTGTACTGCACCTTGATATCGTTTGATGATATCTTCTCCTAAAATTACGCGATAACTTTCTTTTACTAACAGGAGGGCCGGTACACTCTGTACATTTGGAGGCATAATAACTTGTCTACCATCTTCCATCACGATATAGATCTGATTATTATTTGCATCGCGCTTTCTTTTGTCGATACACAGAAAATTTATAGAATTGGCTAAATTATTTTTGACCAAGAATTGTAAAACCTTCTGGCAATGTTTACAATGATTACTATAATACAAAGTATCCATATTCAAGATATTTTGTATTATCGATAGAGTTTTGATGCAGATTGTTTACGCACAATCATGGTGGGTTTCACTTATGCCGAAGGCAATCCACTTATAGTCGTTCCACTTATAGTCGTTCCACTTATAGTCGTTCCACTTATAGTCGTTCCACTTATGGTCGTTCCACTTATGGTCGTAAACTTATGGTCGTAAACTTATGGTCGTAAACTTATGGTCGTAAACTTATGGTCGTAAACTTATGGTCGTAAACTTATGCCGAGGTTTTGCACATTCCATACAAAAGACGGTTCTGCAAATAGTATACAAAATACAAAACGGCTACTGTGAAAAGGTTCAAGTAAAAGTCAAATCCCTTCTTCTTGGACAAACCAACATAAATTCCCGAGATGAGAATAAATGCTAAAAGAATGAATCCAAGAACGGACAAATAGTAAAAAAGCATGCAATACTTGTGGTCCAAGGGACCGAAGAAGGAGGAGAGAAGCGAATCAGACATTCTAAATAGAATTATATATTATTAAAAGATTTTTAATACTAAATTTTGTTTATTATTAAAATGTTAAAGGCTATCCGTGTTTTTGTAGCCATTTGGCCACAAAAAGGTGAATTACTCTATATGTTTTCAGTCAATAAATACATTTATCGAGTGATAGACATTAAACGTCTTCTTCACTTATTGATCAAATACTGGATCCAGATTATGAGTAGTTAGTTCTGGTATATAAGTAAGAATTTCTGAAATTTTTTGTTTAATTTTTTTCCAGCATTCATCAAATATAGATTCCATACATTCAGTAAATTGATCGCGTTCTGAAATTACACTTCTTCTACCATATGCATATCGTTTTGTTGGATCATAAATACATTTTTTAGATATTTCATCAGTTTTAAATGCAGATCCAGGTTTACTTCCAAAATTAAGATCTTTAGTTAATAATGTTTTGAAGAACATTACAAATGCACGTTGTTGATGAGATTGAGGAGAATATTGCGACGGTTGTATTTCTGTATCGTTTATAGTACTCTCAGCTATAGCGAGTTCATCATGTGCTGATATTTGATAATCTGATATAGTTGAACTATTCAAGCGTTTTTTTGCTATATATGCTCGTTTGAATTTTATTAAAAGAATCATAAAGTCTTCTTTTTCTTTATCAGTAATAAATTGTGTTTCTTTTGGGATTTCTTCTGTTGTAAAAAACGTTTGTGATATTTTAAAAGCCGCATCAATATATTCTTGCATTTTACTATTCAAATCATTTGGACTTAATCCTTTGTAATAAGACGCAGAAGGCTCTTTTGGAGAAAACCCTAATCTTGTAGTTATACCAAAATCATACAGTCCTTTCATACTTCCACGATCTTCCGGAATCCATCCTCCACGTTTAGTCATTTTTCTATTCTTATTTGTTGTTAACTTACCTCCATTCTTTCGATTACGTTTTGATATCTTTCTAATGAGAGATCGTTTTTTTGATTTTGCCATAATTTTGAAAACTGATATATATTATCCAGAAAAAAGTCCAAGGAGAAAAAGGATGTAAAAAAGTATACAGATATTCCAAGAGAACAATGGACAATGCAACTCTTTGGAAAATTATAGACTCTCATTTTCATGATAATCCACAAGCTTTAGTGAGACATCATTTGGACTCATATAATGATTTTTTCAAAACGGGGTTGTACCAAATTTTCAAGGAAAAAAATCCGATCCGACTCTATTCGAGATTAGACCCCGAAACGAATGAATATCGTAGTCAGTGCAATCTTTATATGGGAGGAAAAAATGGCGATAAACTCTATTTCGGAAAACCGGTTATTAATGACGAAGACAATGCGCACTACATGTATCCCAATGAAGCGCGCCTACGTAATATGACCTATGGAATGACCATCCATTATGATATAGATATTGAGTTTATTGAGCATCTAAATCCTGGTGAAGCTCCCAGTGTTATCGGCGAACAATTCGTAAAAGAAGTACAGGGTGGTTCTATTTCAACGTATTCCGATATGGAATATGCCGAGGATGGAGAAGTGGCTAAAAAACTCGGAAATTACAAAACAAGCGGCGGTGATTTCATGGTCCAAGATGCCACTAAACAAGGAGGAGGCGGAAAAGAGGGGTTTGTCCAAGCCGCAGAACTAACCACGTCTTTTACTGGAGGTGCACCTAAAGCAACTACGATTCGTAAACGAAATGTAAAACCGAAAGAATTGGTGGAACTAACTCCCGGAGCCGCAGCTCGACTTCGTGAAGCGACAGAAGAATCCATGGCCAAAGGTGAAGACGGAAGGTCTATCCAACGTCGCTGGCATACGCTAGATAAGATCTATCTAGGCAAATTCCCCGTCATGTTGCAGTCAGATTTCTGTATTTTGCAGGGACTAGATCACGAGGTTCGCCATACCATGGGCGAATGTCGCAATGATCTAGGCGGATATTTTATCATCGATGGGAAAGAGAAAACCGTCGTAGCCCAAGAGAAATTCGCGGACAATATGTTGTACGTTAGAAAGATGGGCCAAGACAATGAATACTTGTTTTCCGCCGATATCCGGTCTGTTTCCGAGAATGTCTCCAAGCCGGTACGCACGCTTTCTGTTAGAATGGTCGCCCCCACGCCTCGCATAACAAATCGCAACATCGTTGTTAACATCCCCAATGTACGAAAACCCGTCCCCCTTTTCATTGTTTTTCGCGCTTTAGGTATCATTTCCGACAAAGATATTATCCGATATTGTCTCTTGGACTTGGATAAATTCGAGTCCATGGTCGATCTTTTTATTCCCTCGATTCATGACGCGGGATCAATTCTTTGTCAACAAACGGCACTCAGATATATCGGACTTTTGACCAAGGGAAAAACGGTGTCTCATGCACTAGAGATCTTGGCAGATTACTTGTTGCCACATGTAGGCGAAATCAATTATATTGCAAAAGCCTATGCTTTAGGAAATATGGTATTTCGCTTGTTGGCCGTTTCCACAGGACAGGAGGTATCCACGGATCGCGACAACTTCAAGTACAAGCGCATCGAATTAGTAGGATCCTTGCTTTACGATCTTTTCCGTGAATATTGGTCTATTCAGCTCCGCCAGGTTCACTTGGAATTCGAAAAACGCCTCTACTATAATGAAGCCAGATACGAAAACAATCTATACGAACTCATTGTAGAGAATTATAAAGAGGTGTTTCGCGAACGATCGTTGGAACAGGGTTTCAAAAAAGCATTCAAGGGAAACTGGGGGGCGCATTCACATACCAAACGTATTGGTGTTATCCAAGACCTGAATCGTCTATCTTTCAATTCCGCGCTCAATCATTTGCGCAAGACCAATCTCCCCTTGGACAGCGGCGTCAAGTTGGTGGGGCCGCGTGTTTTGCACAGTTCTCATTGGGGTTATATGGACCCCATCGATACACCCGATGGTGCGAGTATCGGTCTTCACAAACACTTAGCTATTACCACGTACATAACACGCGGGACCTCACGTGAACCCTTGATTGAGTGGTTGCGTGAGCAATGGGGTATGAAACAGGTGGAGGAATCGAGTCCTACAGTCTTGGGTCAGATAACTAAAGTGGTTGTTAACGGGTTTTGGGCAGGCTCTATAGAACAACCCTTGGAATGTTTGCAAAAGTTTCGTATGTTTCGACGAAATGCGCTGATTCCGGTGTATATAAGTGCTTCTTTTGATATTGCTCATAACACAATCTATATGTATACAGATGCGGGGCGTTTGACGCGACCCATTTTCTATATGGATGAAACCACTGGTCGCGCATCGTATCAGTCTAAAGCGATGCTAAAACGGTTGCAAGATGGCGCTTTTTCTTGGGCAGATCTAGTCTCGGGATTCAATCCAAAACGCGCGTCCGCCAATTTCGATTTGACACAGATGCGTATTTATGCATTGAAGGATTTATATGAGGGTATCCAGACGGAGACGAATCCCGCCGTTTTGGATCGTTTTATTAAAGATAAGGCCATCTTGGACTATATTGATTGTAGTGAGTCTGAAAATGCCATGATTGCCTTTGATCACACAGTCTTTGAACAACAGGGGTCCTCGGCATCTAGTGTTTCTCCTGCTTCAAAGTCAGATAACAAGGACTTGTCCGATAAAGATCTAGTCCCAGGAACAAAACGCAGCACGAAGTATACCCATTGCGAGATTCACAATTCACTCATCTTGGGAATGATGTGCAATATGATTATTTTCCCAGAAAACAACCCGGCATCGCGTAATTCTTTTTCCTGCGGTCAGAGCAAACAGGCCGCATCCATGTACCACACCAATTATCAGGTTCGCATGGACAAGACCGCTGTTGTACTAAACTATGGACAAATGCCCCTAGTCAAATCGCGATTCTTGGACCCCATCATGAAAGAGGAGAATCCCTATGGCGAAAACGCCATTGTTGCCATCATGTGCTATACCGGATACAATGTAGAAGACGCCATCCTGCTCAATGAAGGCGCAGTAAAACGCGGGCTTTTCAGAACCTCTTATTTTAGTACCTACGAAGCACATGAAGAAAGCACCAAAAACGCGGACACTGTAGTCGATAAACGATTCATGGATATTCAACACGAGCCCACGGTCTTAGGAACCAAACCCGGATACGATTACAGTCGCTTGGACAAACACGGTATTATCAAGGAGGGTACGCAGGTGGATGATAGAACCGTATTGATTGGTTTAGCATCAACGGCCGGGACAACAGGATATTTAGATGGATCCAAGACTACGAAAAAGGGGCAATTAGGAATCGTGGATCGCGCGTTTATAACAGAGGGCGAAGAGGGGCATCGTATTGCAAAAGTCCGCATCTTGGAACAACGTATACCGACCCTAGGCGATAAAATGGCCTCGCGTGCAGGTCAGAAAGGTGTTGTAGGTCTCGTTATCCCCGAACGCGATATGCCTTTTACGGCCGAGGGTGTCCGTCCCGACATGATCATCAATCCTCACGCCCTACCCACGCGTATGACCATTGGTCAACTGGTTGAGTGCATCACGGGTAAGGCCTGCGCAGCACTGGGTGGATTCGGAGATTGTACGGCTTTTCAGAATGATGGGTCCAAGATTGGGGTCTTTGGCTCCCTCCTAACCAAGCAGGGATTCCATTCGAGTGGTAATGAACTTTTGTATAACGGCATGACGGGCGAACAATTGGAGATGGAGATCTTCATGGGACCCACCTATTACATGCGTTTGAAACACATGGTAAAAGACAAGATCAATTATCGCGCTCTTGGACCTCGCACAGCACTAACCAAACAGCCGGTTAGTGGACGTGCCAACGATGGCGGTCTGCGCATTGGTGAGATGGAACGCGATTCCGTAATAGGACACGGCATTTCCGAGTTTTTGCGTGAATCCATGATGGAACGCGGAGATAAATCCTATTTAGCGATTTGCAACACTACTGGCCTCATTTCGATTTACAATCCTTCCAAGGGACTCTTTATGAGTCCCATGGCCGATGGTCCTTTGCGATTTACCGGGTCGTTGGAATCCGAAGATGTCAGGTTGACACACATTACTCAATTTGGACGAAGCTTTAGCATTGTTTGTATACCCTACTCTTTCAAACTCTTGGTCCAAGAATTGCAAACGATCAATGTCCAAATGCGTATCATAACGGAGGACAATATCGAACAAATTGCGAATATGTCGTATTCGAATAACTTGGACAAGTTGATGAGACTAAAAGGACGACCCAGACCGGAACACTTGATCGATGCCATCAAGAAAACCATCGCCAAGAAAACTGGATGGAAGGACGAGATCAAAACGCCCGATGGCGCATATACTCCCACACCCAGTATCTCGGATAACGCGGATAGTGTTCCTTTTATAGAGACATCTCCCGCATACGTCCCTAGTCCGGCAACAGTGGATGATTATTTGGCTTTAGGTACCGAGCCAAATAACGGATCTCCAGTCTATAATCCTGTATCACCAGAAGAACTAAGATCCGATGATGATGTATTTGGAGGCGGTGAATATAGGATAGGTGATAATGCCGATAATCCACATTTAGAAAAGGTCTCAGAAACCAATCATGGAATACAACTCGGATCTACAGTATTATTACGAGGACAAAGTGGTGGAGCAGCACGACGTCCTTGGTCGGTGTCGCACATCGGCGATAAATTCATCACAATCAAAGCACTGGATCCACAAGGGTTGTCAGATGATCAACAGATTCGTGTAGTTGGTATGTCGGATATTTATCCTGCAAGCAATGTGATCCAATCACCCATTCATGAACTACACTCACCTTATGATATGCCAATGAATCAGAACCCATATGAATCGATGATGATGCCGATGAGTGGACACATGATGCCCGCACCGACCATTGTGGTTGCGCCCAAGTTTTTCAATGGAAATGGAAACGATCAATCTACCAATACAGGTCAACCATCCCAAGTAATGGAAACACCCCCCGAACAAAATGTGGACCTATTTAACAACGCCACTATATCGGATTTGATAGCTGCTGCGCCTTCCAACCAACAAAATAATATGTCGTCGAATTCATCGATCCAACAGTCTAACGCATCAAGTTCTAACAAAGCAGCTAGCGGAGAGATCGATTTTAGCAAACCTCTCATTATAACAAAAAAATCCTAAAGTGTTGGTATAAAGAAAATTGATTATGAAACGATTTAAATATGCGAATTCATAGTATACAGGTATTCACACAATCGAATCTACATCTACAAAATCATGTCAACGATTAGTACAAGGCTCATTAGTATTTACAAATCCAGAGGAACCCTTTTAGAGCAATTGGAAGAAAAGGGATACGATGTATCCGAGTATCTCCGATTCAATATCAATGAGATCGACGCCATGTTGGCCAACGACCAATTAGATATGTTGATCAAACACCCGGAAAACCAAAGGAAAGTCTATATAAAATATTATTTTACGAACAAACAGACTACCCGTCAAATTCGGCCAGCTACTTTAGACGAAATTATTGAAGACTTGTATACTATTGAAGAAATCATGACAAAGGAAGACACACTTATCGTCGTAATAGACGATGAGCCCAATGATACGATTCTGGCTCGCATGCGATATTTGTATGATCGCGACGGAATTTTCGTTATTATTCACAATATCAAGCGCCTCCAGTTCAATATTTTGAAACACGAACTCGTACCTTCGATGCGCGTATTGACCGAAAAAGAGACACAGGACTTTCAGCGAAAATACAATTTGAAAGACTTGACCAAGGATTTGCCTGAGATTTCGCGATTTGATCCACAAGCCTTGGCAGTGGGAGTTAGACCGGGACAAGTATGTAAAATCGGACGAGATAGCGCTACAGCGTTATATTATGAATATTATCGGGTGTGTGTATAGATAGTAGAGCAAACGGAATTGTATCACAATAGAATATAGCATGTCCTCTATACCACAAGAAGGTCGAATTATTTTAGAATATACTCCCGGTGATTTTTTTTATTTATCTCACGCAGCGAATCTGCCATCGAAAGAAACATGCGCATCCTATCATTCTAAACCCCCCGATTGTAAAAATGTGGAAAAAACTGGACAAAATGCCCAAATATGTTTAGAACATGCACTTTGCAAAAATAAATATTTAGTTGAAAAAGTGCATAATAAACAAAGTGTTCATTCAGGAGAGGACGTAAAATGGCGCGATATCAACATGCAATATTCTGATGAAATGTTGAAGACTTTTAATTTGATAGTAGGTATTATTCTATCCGGAGTCTTTATTTATTATAATCGTCCTTCTTCTACGTGAATCTTCTATGGATACTATAGTTAGAATAGTTATAGTTAGAATCATTAGAAAGATATGACGTTTCAATCAAATTCAACAACAATACAAAATGGATATTACTCATTGCTTGCAGATTTTGCAGAGAATCCTACCAATATCATCGAACCTCTTTCGACCAAGAAGCCAATTAGTTTAACCGATCCGTCCAATGTGTTTCAATTAGACAATATTGTATCGGATCGATTGAATCAATTTCAGACGAAATATTCCCGGTATTTGCAATGTCAGGGTACGTCTCAAACCTCGGTATCGGATCCGCCGTGTGGAGACCAAGACAGTTTCGATAATGTTGAAATGGCGTATAAATCATTATTGGGAGCGATTCGAGATGTTAGCAATTCTTTTGCAACACAAAAATACACCGGCGCAAAAACACCGCAACAATATAACGATGATTACGCAGCTCTCATTCAACAATACGCCGAAGTTCGAGCATTAAGAGCAAAATTGGATCAAGATTTATACGAACTACAAGTCGAAAAAAATAAAGGTCCGAATACCTCCATCGCACGTTTCGAATCTGCAGTTTATATCAATACTTTGTGGATTATTTTAGCAACAATTTTGATTTATTTCATCTTTGTCGGATTTTGATAGAATAGATAGATCTCGATCATACTATGAATCGTTTCGCAGATCTATCTGTGTATATTTCCTAAGTATATAGTAGAAAATATATTAATATAGAAATTATAAACAAGAAATATGTCAAATAATGAGAGTACAATGAAAGATACTACATTTTATACAAACAATCGATTAACTGACTATCTGAAAAACTATACGGAATATGTGACCACTGTGTTAGGTAGTAGCCAAGACGAGTTATATAAATACTATCATTTCGATCATTCACCCGATGGTATTAAGAAGAAAAATCTTGGACGCATCCCTTCGGGATTGTTGACTGGCGTAAATCCTGCTTCAAGTGGAATGATAGATCCAACTTATCCGAACGTGTCAAACCCCAAATCATATCCCGCGCCAATTTCTGCATGGGACTTCAATAACACAACACAAACCGCAAATAATATTACACAGAGTGTTAATACTCCTGATGGATGGTTCATGGAATTATCCAAATCATATAGTAAAATTAAAACGGCAGAATTAGACAATTACAAAAAATACGAAATTTCTGCAGGATTAACTTATAAATTAACCACTGACATTTCATATATTCAACAAAAACCTCAACAAAATTTGAATCCTTATCAAGTGAACAAATCCGCAATGCAATATTTTATTACGCAATTTACGCGAATTCCGAATTCAAGTTCTGTCTCATGCGGCAAATCGATGATGGATTCATTCGATAGAGCATTGAATATCCCTGAGTTATCAAGTAAATATTCAAACCCCCTAGGAATAGAGTGGTTTGGATATTTTAAACCACCGGCTTTAGGTGTATATACACTAACGCTTAATGTAGGACAAGGATTCGCGGCAATATGGGTTGATGATGATGCATTGTACGATTACACATATAAAAATGGTTATTTCACTAGCCCTTCTATTTTACCATTGAATATTCAGATAACCGAACCGAAATATTATCCTATCCGTATCCAATATTATGCAAACTCGATTGAATCTCTAACGAGTGGACAACGTGTATTTGATCTTAAGATAGTGAATACACAAACGTCCAAAACTTTGAATAATAGTGAGGTCTTTTTTACAATCAATAAAAACACGTATTATCCACCTCTCTTGTATTGTGCATTTGTATCATCGAATCTTCAGACATTTAGTTTGGGAGAATTTCAATGTTATGTTTGCAATACACAGAAGGATACGTCTCACCAATTTACGGATATTATTCTAAAATACAAGTTTGATATAGAAAATAATGTCTTTGATGTGGATAGAGGTACGCCAAATCAAACAAACTTTGGCATTTTACCAAATGGAATTACTTATACAGAAGTATTCGATGCCAAGAGCAAATACCCTTCTACATTTTCAGTATATCGGATTGATGTAGATCCTCGCATGGGCAATACATATCAAATCAATACTCAAAAAACGGGAATTTATCCTATGAATCCAATCGCAACTGATATATTGACTCCGGCAAATACGTACGAAGAAATTGATAATTATTATGTAGATACGGCAACATCCTTTCAGGCTAGTCCAGAGGCTTGCAAAACACAATGCAATAAAAACTCAGAAACATGTAATTATTATTTTACTTACACTGCAAATGGTTCGGATAGATGCGTGATCGATACTACTAGCACAAAAACGATGAAATCGATACCGAATTTTAGTCAAATTCGTCCAGCAAGTGGTTCCAATATAAATTTAAATGTAGATGTGGGATCTTCCAACTTATATATGCGAAATAATGAATTGCATCCACCACCATGTGATATAACCGGTCCGATTTCAGTGCAACCTGTTATCAATACATCCAATTATACAAAAGCATTTCCTTATGCATTGTACGATTTGGACCCAACACCTATTAAGGATTTATCTTTTGTTGGTGTTTGCGGCGATGCAAGTTATTTAACGATATCACAAGGGGCATACAATATTTTGTTTGACAATACTGCATATCAAAAAGATGGACAATGGAAGAACTCTTCTGGAGCTTGGACAAATACAGAGGGTTTTGATGAAACACCTATTCCGACCAAATATACCAATGCATTAAGTGATACCCGAGATGTAGTCAATGCGGAATTACAAAACTCAAAAATATATGCCGAAAAACAACAAAAAATCAACGATAACTATGGACTTCTTGGAAAAAAGAATATACCTCAATATCTTGGAATGCGAGACATGATGAATGCGAATGATCGATATGATTACAATGGCAATATTTTACTATACTATAAAAATCAACCTATTCCCAATCTTCAAGAACAAAACATTATCGATTCAAAACAAGGATTCCACATGCAAAACTCTTTGTATGTTTTAGGAAGTTTGACCGCAGCTACATTATTGATATTGGCCATTATATTGGGAAGAGACTAGGTTTAGTAGGAGAAAGTATTATCAAAGGATATATATAATGAACACAACACCAGAATCTACTCCTACACAAACTCTTTCGAGTAGTTCGGCCAACAACAATAATACACAAGATGGTGTAGATAAGAAAACAATACGGAAAATCGTATTAGAAATGGAAAAAGTTATCGAAAAAACGTTGAATCAATCCGTAAAAGTAGACACTATGAAGTCTCCCATTGTAAAAGCGAGCTTTAGCATTTCAGTACCAAGAGATGCTCCTCTTGATAAGTATGGAAATATCGAAGAAGATGCTTTGGAAGAATTTCCAGAAGAGCTGGTTAGTGCACCGACTGAAATCAATCTAGGAGGCACGGATTAGAAGGAATCAAAATGTCTTGATTTTACAAGACATTTTGTTAGACACACAGAATATCTTCTGTATATATAACTATAGATTGTAGTCAAATTAACATAAAATGGCAACAACTCTTGCATTTGATTATCCATCCATGAATATTTCGAATATCATCAATGATACAACGAAAAATTATTGGGTGAATGGTACGTGTAATCCACCATCCACTGCTACAAATATTACATATAGTGTCAATGGAGCTTCTGCCACATTTACCGCTACTCAGATGTGGATCGTTGGTCCCGAAAATAGTAATTTGCATAATGTTCCAGGTGCAAGCTTCAATGGCGAACTTATTATCCAAAATACTTCTGCTAGTGGAATATTTTATATGTGCTTTTTGTTAGCTTCGAGTCCATTAAATGCTCTTTCAGATATCGATAATTTGTTTAATTCATCGAATGCATTCATCGATATTAATTTAGATATTGTGCCAACTTCCGGCACGAATTCTTTCATGATATACACAAATAGTGTTGATAATTCTACTGTAGCTGTTTACACGAGTCCTATTCCGATTTCAGCGAATTTGTTCAAGTATCAAAACAATTTGACCAACCTAGCGATAACCGGATCAGATATGATAACAATTTCAAATGACAATAGTAGCGAATGGATGGAGTGTGATAATGTTCCGATTGGCGCGGATACTGTTGCTACCTATAATTTACCAATATACAGTGGACTCGTAAAAGATATTAATACCTTGGATTCATTCAAAACCATTGTTATGTTTATCATTTTTTTCTTGTCGTGCGTATTTTGCTATTTTTTGATACCGACAACGTATTTAGCATTTATCGATTTTATCATGGGAAATCGATATTACGATCCGAATACGAAAAAACGGTCGGTAAAATGGATTGATTTTGGATTGTCCACCTTTTTTGTTGGAATGGCAGTCATTCTCATTATCACGGGATTGTCTGTTAGTAAGAACTCGGGTGATCTCATTTTAACCGGTATTATTTTCGGTATGATTTACTTGATTGGATATATTATTATTCAGTCCAAGAAGATGGCTGGTCGATTTATCGAGGGCGTTCGTTATGATTATTTGTAAGAGAGGAGAGGGGGCAGGGATTTTACAAGTTTTTACTATTGAAAAACTTGTAAATTACATTGGATCATTATAGCATAGATGCACCTTGGACATTGGTTGCAACAGGTTTGAACGTAGCTGCCGAAAAAGTGATGGGTTCACTCTTTCCAATGGGTGCCATGTTTGCAACAATTACCTCTTCCAATGTGGTATTTTCTATAGGCAGTTCATCCTTCATCTTTTTGAGTTCGGTCTCTTTTTTCACCTCAGGCTGCGTGTACTGAATATAGTTTGATTGAGGAGCGGGGCGAATCGCTTTTGTACTTCTACGCAACAATTCATATGCAACAAACACATACAAAACGGCTAAAATAGGGTTCGAATAGATAAACAAAAACACTGTAATACAGAAAATAACAATCATTCCCAAGGGGGACTCAATATAAGGAGCTAAAAATGCTGGAGTGCCAATGGGAAAAATGATGTAGACAATGAATATGGCGATAACAAACATTTCAAGAATGGACATCTTTTTTAATGTAGACAAAAACTTCATCGCAAAGTATTTTCCTTTACTATATGTTATTACTATATTTTGTCGGAGAATGGATGAATAAAAATTGAGTCGATTTGAATACGGCTAAAGTATTGAAAAGTATCACTAAAGTAAATAGTATCAAAACTGATTCATCGAACCATGAAATCAGTAAAAAAGCCCCGATTTGCAAAAAAGCCTACTCCGGCAATAAATACGATTATCTCTTTGTCGCCTGAATATTGTGCCGCGGTTTGTGCGGCCTCTTATTTGGGGAAAAAGGGATATACTATTCCCAAGGAGGTCTTAACAAAAGAGGACGCGGAATTCTTATACGCCGATCTCTTTCTAAAGCCCCAGCAGATGGGACCGCAATATGGTGCGCCGGGGGACCAAGATTCGACGGCATTTCCTGTCTATCGAGAAAATGATAAAAAAATATATATTCCTAGATTTTACGGAATTGCGCGGTACGGATTGCCTACTCGGAGTGAGCTAGTTTCCGGAGACAACATCGATATTCCTTTTACGAAAGATCTCCGCGATTATCAAGACAAGATTATTGGGATTTATATGGATCATGTGTCCACTTCTGGTAAAATGGGTGCGATCCTAGAAGTGCCCTGTGGTCGCGGTAAATGTTTGGGTAAAAATACACCTGTTATGATGTATGATGGTTCGATCCAGCTGGTTCAACATATTCGTGTTGGTGATGTCTTGATGGGTGACGATTCTAGTCCAAGGCACGTTCTGAGTTTAGCTAGAGGTCGAGAAACCATGTACAAAATTCACATAGAAGATGGGTCCGCCGAACCCGAGTCCTATACTGTAAACGAAAGTCATATTTTGTCGTTGAAATTCGGCGACCACATCTTTGATATTTCGGTCTTGGACTATTTGAGTATGAATGAAGAGGTTCGGACTCAAATGATGGGATATCGCGTGCCGGTTCTCTTCGAACCCTCGGATCCCGAAGGAAGTGCTTCATTTGACTATTATAATGTGGGGAAAGTGGCGTCGTATCAGGGAAATGCAATCCATCGACTATCGTGTTGCAATGATGAGATGAGCCAACTAACCCTACTCGCCGGGGTTATCGATGCCCAAGGTGTTGCAAAAGAAGGCGGTCGTCGATATATTATTAAAACACGGGATGTATACCATGGATTCCGATCGGATATTCAATTTATGGCTAGATCTCTTGGATTTATTGCGAATATACTTTTCGCGAATCCGTACGCATCTCTTAACAATATGGATCTTGATACTGATACCGATACCGATGAATACGACTGGGAGACCAATTCCTTTTCACCTAGACTTCCAGAAAACTATACTTATATGGAAATCTGTAGTACTACACACCGATCCATCAACGAAATACCCAGCCTAAAAACTATACCCTACGTTGACCCCATTAGTACGCATATTCCATCGCTAAAGTATCCTATTCGGGTAGAAGCCTTGGACGAAGACGACTATTACGGATTTGAAATCGACGGAAATCGCAGGTTCTTGTTGGGCGATTTTACGGTTACCCACAATACCGTGATGGCGCTAAAGATCGCCTCCTTAGTGCAAAAGAAAACCCTCATCATTGTCCACAAAGAATTCTTGATGAATCAATGGATTGAGCGCGCCCAAGAATTCGTACCCTCGGCGAAAATCGGCAAAATCCAAGGCCCCGTATTCGATATCGAAGGAAAAGACATTGTCCTGGGAATGTTGCAAACTCTTTATGACCGCAATTTACCCGAAACTGCATTTGATTCCTTCGGTCTAACGATTATCGATGAGGTCCACCGCATTGGTAGCCAGCAATTCTCGAAAGCCCTGTTGCGAATTATGACGCCCTATATGCTGGGTATCTCGGCAACGGTGGATCGCAAGGATGGTTTGTCGAAAGTGCTACACATGTTCATCGGGGACAAGATTTATACTGAAGCTCGCGAAGACGAGGATCCCGTCTGTGTCCGCGGTATCGAATACATATCAGGCGATGCTAAGTTTAATGAAATGGAATACGATTATCGCGGCAATCCCAAGTTCAGTACGATGATTTCCAAGATTTCCGAATTTGGTCCAAGAAGCGACTTTATTGTTCGCGTCTTGCAAGATCTAATCCAAGAATATCCCAGGAGTCAAATCATGGTCCTGTGTCATAATCGATCCCTCTTGACGTATTTCTATACGGCAATCCAGCATCGCGGATTCGCAACGTGTGGCTACTATGTGGGTGGTATGAAACAAGCGGATTTACAAGAGACCGAGGGGAAACAGATCGTCCTGGCTACCTATGCCATGGCCGCGGAAGCCTTGGACATCAAGACGTTGTCGATCTTGGTCATGGCGAGTCCAAAAACGGATATTACCCAATCTGTTGGGCGTATTTTGCGTATAAGGCACGAGAATCCCATTATTGTGGACATTATTGACAAACACGACATCTTCCAAAACCAATGGAAACAGCGCAAAACCTTTTATCGCAAATGCAACTATAAAATCATGTCTACCGATTCTGTTAGATATCGCCCATCCTTGGATCCGGGATCTTGGACAACCGTGTTTGAACCTAGATCCAAGAAGATCGGTGGGAATCGATCGATAGTAGATCTGGACAAAGACGAGGGGGCTAAATGTTTGATTTCATTTGCAACATTAGATTTGGATTCCTAATTGATTATATAGATCAACAGGCATTTTACTACACAAACAATAATGTAGTAAAATACTCGAATCGAAACGAAACAAATTGAATCATCTAATGGTTCTTTTGAGAACCACTTCTAGATACATTCACAAAAGGAGTATATTTCGGGGATGTTTTTTTTGGAGCCACGCGTCTGGTTTGTTTCACGGGATTCGATCTTATATTATATGAACGCGGAATAAATCCACCATATATACCCCGGCGTTTACGTTTGGAAACAGTGCGTCTTTTACGACGCTTTGACCCTCCTCGCATAGTCGGAACAGCACCAGCTGCTGATTCATATTGATATGTAAGCCCGCCAGTTCCTGTCCATGCTGGACAAGGAAGAGTACGAGTATCATAAGAAGAAGAAAACAAACCAGCTTGAGACATATGTTATATTAATAAATGATTGTATACTCTTCACTATACTATCATTAGACATTTATTTACTTGTGATTATTGCAAATAATTCGCTATAGTTTGCTGATATGAACCACTTTTTCGGAAGGATACGCTTTCTTTGTAGGAATCCAACGCTTGAATTTGGGTTGAAAATAACATTCCATGGCGATCGTCTTTTTTAGATCCACATATTTATCTATCCGCATATTCTGAAAATCGTCTTCATCGTCGCTCTCTTCAATCGCATCTAAATTCTGATTTTCCTTGATATTTCGAAACATCGAATTCATGAAACTACTTGTTTTGCAATTGGGGATTGACGCTATTCCGCAATATACGCGTGCGGATCCTTTTCCATATGCATACAAATGATAAATGTCGTTTTGCAAATCCGCTTTCACTTCAAAAACCGTGCGTGTTTTATATTGCACTTTTGCATAATCGAACCTCGGTAAAGAACTACATTCTTGTTCTAGAGACTCGTGGGTTTCCATCTTCTGTAAAGTAGAGACAATGGTCTGAGGAATTTTGTCTGTATATTTTTCGTTCAAATAACTAGACAATCCGGATAGTGCACGATATTGTAGATGGTGAACAGTATATGGGATTTTGTCTTTCCATTCTTTTGAATACGTAGTAGGGTCGATTTCTGAATGAACACTCCACATAGCAGGTAATACGATTCGTAAAAAAGATATGGAAAGCATGGAAGAAGTCGTCAAAAAATCATGGATATACCCTAGTTTTTCGGATACCGGAATTCTTGCTAAAGGAATTCCTTTATAAAAATACATGTCTTCTACTACAAAAAATGTGGCTTCGGTGTCTTCATTGGAAGGACTCCAAAGAGAACCATAAAGGATTGTATTGTATGCAAGCGTGCAAGGTATTGCCGAGGCGACGATTTCAATTTGCACAACTTTTTTATCACGGCCGAGTATCATAAGCAAACATACGTTTTGATCCCTGAAAAAAGTGTACCATAAAAAAGCCTTCTTTCCTTGGGGGATTGCAACACATAAATCATAATGATCGGGAACTTTCTTATGTGATACAGTTTCATAGGAAAGTTCAAATGCGGGGAATCGCTTCATGATATCGGCCATTTGATTGGCTGTAAAATGAGACGTCATGTTATTGAATTATATTGTGATTGATATCTTTGGTACTATAGTCTATGAAAATAGGTTTATATCTTTTACCATATATCTTTTGTCGTAAACTTGTCGTAAACTTGTCGTAAACTTGTCGTAAACTTATCGTAAGATCCCTTGCATAAATTCATCTAAATCCGAATGAACTGTTTGCAAGTCTTCTTGGGATAATTGCGTAGTGGTATTTTTTATACTGTTTGGTGATTCAGCGATCCATTGTTTGCGTTCTTTCTCATAAATTTCGTCGACCATTTGTTTGTACTTTTGCATTTGGATCCCAACAATGTCCTTTGTCTTCTTTACAGTATATGTATTTTTCATATACTCTATCAAATGATGTGCTAAGAACAAGACAACAATAGATAATATAAATATGATAATACATGATGTTATAAATGACCACATACTATTCTATATTTGAATACGAGAATTAGATTCAGATAGATAAACCCATGATAGATCCATTATTTAGTATACATATCTGTATTTTGGTTGTCGTCGTGTTCGTCGATTCATTCTGCGATATCGTTTTGATCGTTTACCTCCTACTTTCACATCAGGATTGGGATTCGGGTTTTGTGCAGACGCTTCTGGTATAGTGTCAGATACGGAATCGGGTAAGGGCTCAGGTATAGTTGTGGAGGGGGTTGGTTCTGGAGGTGTAGATTCTACGAGAGAAGATGGTTGCGAAGCTAAAGACATTGGTGTTTGTTCCAATTTAGAAGGCGTAGTTCCACTGGATTCAGCTCCAGGAGCCATATCAGCTGCAGGAGCCATATCAGCTCCAGAAGAAAATTCAGAACCAAATTCGGTTCCAGCTCCAGAAGCCATATCAGATTTAGAGCTAAATTCAGATCCAGCTCCAGAAGCCATATCAGAACCAAATTCAGTTCCGGCTCCAGATCCAGAACCAGCTCCAGAAGCAATATCAGATTCAGAACCAAATTCAGAAGCCATATTGGATCCAGATCCCATATCCATGATAGATTCGCTTTCCGGAGTAATAACATCTGATGGTGAGGATACAACGGAAGAAGATGGAGATGTAATAGTGGATGTTTGTTTATACACACCCAAAAGCTCATCCTTCAATTGTTTATTTTCTGATTCCAAGGTCTTTATTTTTTCCTTTAATTCTTCACATTCTCCTAAAATAATCGTATTCACTTGATTTTTTAGGTCTTCTAACTCTTTTTGCATAGTATTTGATACTGCGCCTTCTTCTAGAAGAGAAGGTTCTTCTTTTTCTTCAGATGAATCCTTTGATCCAACTAAATTATTATATTCTTCACTGGCCGAATCTACAATCAATGAACCAACATCAGAGACCCCTTGAAGAAACCCAGTTTTTTTCTCACTTTTACCATCCTCTTCAACATTTTCACCATCTTCTTTTATGTCTTTATCCAATGATGCATCTGTATCTACCTCGGTTATCGGTTCTAACTCTTTTCCTGCGACATTACCCTCTCCATCAACACTAGATGGTTCATTTGTTAGCGTTTCATTGGCGGATCCTTCATTGACAGAATTATCGCTAGATAGTTCATTCACGGATGGTTTAACATCACTAGATACTTCATCGGCGGATACTTCATCACCAGGTGCTCCGCCAAAATATCCATACAATTGTTTTCTTGAGTATACCTTTCCATTTTTTGGTGCATATAAAGATCGTCCTTGTTTTTTTGTCATTCTATGTCTCGCCATAATATACGTATAGATACAATACTATGAGAAAATAACATAAAACTTATTTACTATTAATAAACAATCATGAGCACTTCAGTTGTTATTGTCAAAAAAACGGGTGTTTTGCAAGATCGTGTTATTAAATTGTTAGACAAAAGTATTGATGAATCGACCCTGTACAAGGAAGCGGGGTTCAAGAACTCAGAAGGGTTTCAGTTGCAAACAACATGGAATGCGGCGGATATTGCAAAACCCTTCTCGGTATCATTATATGCTAAATCAAAGGGAAAGGCAGGCCAAGAAAACAAATACGATTTTCCACCTCCTGTAGACAATACATTGTATTTTGGCTCGTGTTTGTTAATGGCGAATGGTGCATCTCTAACCACAAAAGAATGGATCAAAATCTATGAACATTTGTTTGGCGGATTCGAAGATCTAGGATCTGAGGACTCTGAAGAATCGGAAGACGAATTGTCTGATCCAGATGTTTCGCGTACAAAGGAAGGATATGTCAAGGATGATTTCATTGTGGACGATGACGATGAATCGGCCGAAGTGGACGGTTCAGATTCCGATTCATCTTTCGAAGTAAAGAAGAAGCCTAAGCCTAAGCCTAAGCGCAAGACTTCCGTTTCGACAATTTCATCAAAGGAAAAGACTCAACAGTCCAAGAAAAAGACGGAAAAAACTGTTAAAAAGGAAAAGGAACCCAAAAATGAGGTTCTTTCAAATTCTCCTAAAGAGAAGGAATCTTCCTCCTCTTCTACCTATTTGGAATGTTCTAGTGAACTCCAGGAAGAGGCGTACTTCGAATAATCGACCATAAAATTGATATAAACATTATTCACTGAATATACTACACAATACTACACATAAATATTATATTACACTATGCAGATCGAAGACCCCGAAAAATTCAGACAAAACGTTTGCATCAAGTTGGCTGTGATTTTGCCTGAGGATGAACATTATCCAGAAAATCTGGAAAAGGGCATTTATAATTATGCAATCAAGGAGGCTACTCAGCGAAAGATTGTCAAGAAATGGGATAATCCTTTGTTTGTCCAATTGTACACGGACAGGTTGCGATCCGTGTATTTCAATTTGAAATCTCCGCAATTGATCGAACAGTTGAAAAACAAGGAAATAACACCCCAATCTATTGCCTTTATGACACATCAAGAATTTAGACCGGATCATTGGTCGGTTCTTTTGGAGAAGAAGATGAAGCGCGATGCTACTAAATATGTTGACAATACCCAGGCATCGACTGATATGTTTACTTGCAAGAAATGTCGATCCAAGCGTTGCACCTATTATGAGCTGCAAACCCGAAGTGCGGATGAACCGGCCACTATCTTTGTTACCTGTTTGGACTGCGGTAAGCACTGGAAGTCGTGAAGCAGCATAAGTCGTGAAGCAGCATAAATCGTAAAACAGTGTTAGTCGTAAAGCAGTGTATCTTGGATTCTGGATTATAATGAGGAAAATTGATTCTGTTCAATAGACTATATTTTTAACCAATCAAACTTTATTCATACATATACATATTCAAAATGACAAGCCTAGATTTACAAAACACCGTTGTCTCTGATTCAGATCGAAAAATCAGAGACAAAGTAGCATTTTATTCAGGAGGTCCCAGATGGTTGATACGACAGCCATATGAACCCTCCTATCCAGCACATCGAAGTTCAAGACTCCCCAATTCCGATCGGCGATCCTTGCATAAAAAGATAAATTCTTATATTTATAGTCGCGAAAATGGAGCAAATGAAGAAGAAATCGATGAATCCGAAGATAAAAATGTCGATCTAGACATACAGCGTTCATTGCTCTCCATGTTGCCCGATATTTCCTACGAACACGAAACATCGACCTTACTTCGTGGTTCGGAAACGAATGATAGAGTCCTCTCTTGGATCCAGACGACAAAACAATACATGGCTCAATTACACAACGATTTCAATACAGCATGTGATTATATCATTCATCGTAATAAGTTGTTTAGTGGTTTGGTCAATAAATCGATCGATCTGGATATGCAGCGTGTTGAAGGTCTACCTGAAGATGTAGTGCGTCATATCGCAAGTTATTTCGGACCGGAGACCCGTCTGAAATTCTATTACGGATTCATACTGAGCTTACCCATGCAGCTTTCGAAACTCTCTGCTGCATGGTTGAAGAAATTCTACAAATACTCTGTTCGCCATCAATATTTTCACAATATTCTTGTTCCCATTTCTCATACTAGAGATTTTAACATATCGAATCAATTTACAAAAGCACAACATGTATCTATGCGCACATACATACATAATATAATTCGTCAGATACCGTTTAATACACCACCCAATAAGACGGTTGCCATTCAACGAATCATGGACATTTTACGAGTATATCAACAGCTGGACACTCGAGCACCCACGAATTATTTGAAACATCGATTTCATCAAGAAGGAGTTCATCTTGTGCATGGACTCTTGTATTTGATTCGACGATTTCGCGAAAAAAAGGCGTCGACTATGAGAAGTCGAAGAACGCGGGCTTAGGAAAAATATAATCTTTCCTTAAAAGGAAGGATCATAAGGAAAACTTGGTTTCCTTAGAAGGAAGGATTGGACGGACACCTGGGTTTCCTTACCCTTACCCTTACTCTAAGATTTCCAAATCCTGGAGCTTCCAATATTCACACCCACCATTGGGCAAAGGTCGCTTTACAATAAATGGTATTTTTTTCTCCTTGAATTCGGCTAAAGCGATCACGTACCCGTCCAATGTGGACACGTCGACCTCAATAAATGGTTTGGCACCCGCATTGAGCTGTTTCGCACGCTCACCAATAATACGCGCACGTTCGTATTTGGAAACAAACGGCATGGTTCGATGCATTGGATCCACAATCACGCCATACTCATTGCGAATAACCCGTGTTAGAACATCGACCTCATCATAATTGTGCGCCTGCAGCTCAGGATGATATTCCGATATAACATTTCGCTTGATATCTTCATCAAACTTTTGCAAATAATGATCATCTTCTTCTTCGTCGTCGTCGTCGTCGGCATCGTCATCTTCCTCACGATTCATTTGAAATATATATTTGGATGTATTCATAGGACCCCCACTGCGATCCCCCGGTTTCTTTTCGCCGTCTTCTGCGTCTTCTTCCGGATCTGCCTCGGAATCTTCATCAGAATCCTCTTGTGATTCGGCAGCGGACTCATTTTCTGATTCCGATTCTGTGTCCTCATCGGAATCTGCTGGTCGACTCTTTTCCGCGCGTTTCTTCTTGGAAGGTCTGACTGCATGTTCTTCTTCGTCATCCTCTTCGTCTTCAGAATCCTCGGGAAAATCGGGGTCAGGCAATTCGTCGTCTTCATCCGCGCGGATTTGCATTTTTGATTTTTGAATCTTGGACATTTTTTAATAATGTCTTTATATACAACTGTAGATATTTCTAAATCCTTTTGTTCAGAGAGAAACAATCAATTTTCTTTTGTCTATTTACTTACGGATCGATAAAAATATAGTAAATATTTATCGATTAATTAAGAATTAGCAACACGATAACACAGTAAGCCTCTAGAAATCATCGGTCTTCCAAGTGGTATCGCATGTAGTGCACATATACAAATACTTCATGTTTGCGTCATCGTATCGAATATACAATACCTCACATGCGGTTGATTCCGTGTTTGTTTTGCAGCCGGCATTGGGACATTTCATATTATAAATGCGCGGAATCGTGGGATCTAACTTGGTATATTCGTTGATGATATGATTGAACTTTTGCTCACCGCGCTTGAGCTGCGTGTTTAGGACACAGATATTTTCGGATGCCAAGGTTTCGTCCTTGTGCCCACAATTTCGGCAATAATATGTCAATTGATTTCCCTCTTTTTCGCTGATTCCGATGTAGTACATATTGTCGCAGACTTCGCAAAACTTCATGATTGTACAAGTATTTTTTGTGATTTTATCGATATATAGAGTGTTGATATTATTTGTTTATGTTGGTTCGGCGGAATCAATTTTTCCGGGGAACCAAAGGTTCCCCCGGACGCCCCCTCCTTTTATAGGGATTTTGAGTATACCCCCCTGGAAAACTAAATAATCTACCTTATAGGTCTTCTTTATAGGTCTTCTTTATAGGTCTTCTTTATAGGTCTGCTTGGAGGGAAGGGGTCGTAGGGGACATAAGCGAAGCTGAATCCGTAGGTTTCCCTACAAAATTGATCAGCTTTTTTATCCAGGAATCAAGAATATATTCCTATCTTTTGTTAGATTATTGTCTTGTGTTTACTGTGTTTACTGTGTTGTATTATTGAGGTTTTGTAGTGTTTATAAAAGATGTCTAGACTACATCCTGGACAAAGAGATTTCTTAGAAAAGGGTTTGGCGATCCTTCGTAAACAGGATGCGCTCGAAGAAGAAAATAAGCTGGCTGCACTAAATTATAACAAACAAAAATATATTTTGTCCAAGATCATGAATGGTGGGATGATCATAACAGGGCGATATGGTGCCAAACGTGTTCTACAAATGGCATGGACCGAGTTTTCCGACGAAGATATTATCGGAAATCTTTTGAACAAGGTCGAAACCGACGTTCTCGATGACACACAAGTGATCAATGAATTGGTTGCGGCCTTGGACAACTTCGCCAAAGTATACCCCGAAAAAGTGGTAGATATGTGGGCAACCTATACCAAACTAGGTGCAAGTCTTTCGCCGAGCGAAGAGGACTATTACGCACTTTTGTCCAAGAATTTCGATGAATAGACCAATAAAAATAATACCCCTAATCCCCGGATAACTACACATTTATCCCTTTGTCATATTACCACCAACGTATAATTCATATTAGTATATATTTATTATATATTTAAATTTCATATGCGAATATTTTTACTGTGAATAATAGAGTGTAAAGTTTGTATTGTCTAAAAATTGATTCAAAAACTTTACACTATCTACAATCTTCATATTTATTCATCATAAATGGAGAAAAAAAGTTACGGTATTATCTATCGGTTATCTTTTCCAAATGGTAATTATATTGGTCAAACTAAACAAGGTTTTACTACTCGTTGGAAACAACATTTGAAAGACACAAAAAATGGTTCTAAATTACCAGTTCACAATGCAATTAGAAAGTATTATTATGAAACCGAGGAAAAAAATAAGATTAAATATCAAGTTATAGAGACAGCATATTCATTAGAAGAATTAAATAATCTTGAAATTAAATATATCAATGAATATAATACTTTCAATAATAATGGCAATAATCCAAATGGTTATAACATGACAATAGGTGGTGATGGATCTGGTGGATACAAATTTACAGAAGAACAGAGAGAACATTGCAGAAAAAGAGAAGAAAAAAGAAAACAAGAACGTCCCGAACTTTCAATTAATCACTCAAATTTTATGAAACAACGTGCAAATGATAATCCTAATATCGGAATGCAACATTCGATTATTATGAAAGAGATGTATGTTAATGATCCATCAAAAAGAGTATATATGTCAAACTTAAAGAAACAACAATACAAAGATAATCCAGATATGGTAAACCAACAATCTGAACTAAAATTAATGCGTTATGAAGATAAAGATGGTGTTGAGCTAATTAGTGCAATTAGCGAAAAAACCCAAATGCAATGGAAATGTCCAGAAAAAAGAAAGAAAATAATAGATGAAAAGCGCGATAGATTTTCCAAGCCGTTTCATGTTTACAAAGATGGCATATTTATCAAATCTTTTGATTATGTACCGGATTGTGCATTAGAATTATTCGGAGACGCAAGAAATAGTAATATTTCAGCAGTATTGAAGGGTAAGAAAAAAACTCATAAAGGATATACTTTTATTTATAAATGATCGTTTTTTCAAATATACAGATCTGTCAATGAAATAAATATTTT